CACCCGCTGGCCGCACCCCAAAGACACCGTCGGGATGTACGACCCGACCTGTCACCGCATCGACCTGCGCGGCGATCAGGGGGACACCGAGCTGCAGCAGACCTTCTGCCACGAGTGGGCACACGCCTTGCTCGATGAAATGAACCATCCACTGACACACGATGAGGTCTTCGTGGACAACTTGGCGAGCCTGCTTCACCAGTCCCTGACCACCTTCGACTCTGGAGCAAAGCCGTGCCGCTGACCGCATCGGATCAAGAGTTCATCGCCGCTTGGCAACGCCTCAAGAAAGCCTCGGCAGTATCCAAAGCGCTCGGCATCAACATCCGCAACGTCTACAGCCGCCGCCGGTCGATGGAGGCGAAATACGGCATGGCGCTCGAGGCAATCAACCCGATCCGCGGCACGGGAGAGCAGAGCCTCGCCGGACGCCGCGCCAACGCCCTCGCCGCAGAACGCGCCGAGAAGTACGAGGGCGAGATGCACGACACCATCACCGACGGCGTGGTGCTCGTGGCCTCCGACTGCCACTACTGGCCCGGCATCGTCACCGTCGCGCATGAGGCGTTCTGCCGTCTCGCCAAGGCGCTCAACCCCGCGATGGTCGTGCTCAACGGCGACATCCTCGACGGCGCTCGCATCTCGCGGCACCCGCGCATCATGTGGGAACAGCAGCCGCAGCTGAAGGACGAGATCCACGCCGTGCAGGATCGGTGCGCCGAGATCGAGCGAGCGGCAGGCAAGGCCAAGCTCGTGCGCACGATTGGTAACCATGACGCACGTTTCGAGAACTACCTCTCCGGCCGCGTCTCCGAGGTCGAGGGCATGCCGGGCTCGACGCTGCTCGACTTCCTGCCCAAGTGGCGCGCCGGCTGGGCGCTGCACCTCAACGCCCGGACGGATGGGTGGACCTGCATCCGGCATCGCCCGGTCGTCGGCGGCATCCACGCCGCCATCAATTCGACCCTCAAGGCGGGCGTCTCCTACGTCCACGGCCACCTGCACCAGCTCAAGGTCACGCCCTGGGCCGACTACCGAGGCCGTCGATACGGCGTGGACACCGGCACGATGGCCGACATCACCGGCCCGCAGTTCACCTATGTCGAGGCGGGGCCGGTCAATTGGGCGAGCGGCTTCGCGGTGCTCACGTTCCGCGAGGGACGGCTCCTTCCGCCTGAGATCGTGGTGGTGGACAACGGGACGGCGTGGTTCCGCGGCGAGGCGGTCTAACGCTTCCTCGGGTCCACGCCGGCGAGCAGCGAGGCATACCACAGCAGCTTCTTGGCGTCCTGGTCGAAGCTGTCCTTCAGCCCGAGCCGCCAGTTGTACTTCGCCACCTGCCCGCGCAGATACCCGCGAAACTCCGTCGGCGAGAGCTGCGCCTCGATGGCGTCGATGCACTCGATGCAGCCGACGCGGTAGTGGGCCGGGTTGATCGGGTCGCTCATAGACGATCCGAGAAGACGAACGCCAGAATAACGCCCAAGGCGAAAACGCCGAGGACGGCGTACACCCCGAGCGCGATGTTAAGCAGAAACTCTGTCACGACATCACCTCCAGTTCTCCAAACCACGTTTGAGTCAGGGACCAGCGCAGGGCAACAGGCGCCGACTCGCCAGACCTGCTCCCGGCAACGGACTGGCCACAATGGCCGCAGGTCACGCGCCAGTCAGCCCCGACCTTCGCGCTAATCTTCTCGGAATTTCCCGCGAAGTCTTGCAGGAAGAAGCGGTGCTGACAGCAGCTCACGACATCACCTCCACGATCAAGATACAGAACAGCAGCACAACCGACGACACGATGAGCGCATCGCGCAGCAGCCGGAAGAAGGCGTCGAAGTCAGGTGGCTTTTCCATCGCTCCCCCTCGCACGGATGGCCTCGGCGCAGTCTCTCGCCGTCATCGGGTTGGCGTAGTTGTCCACGCTGTCCAGTATCCGCGCACACGCCTCCCGCTCGGCCTCGACCGCCTTTCGCAGCGCCACGCACCCCGGCCTGTCGCATTCGGGGTGACAGGAATGGATAGAGTTGACGGTCATGCGCTCCCGCTCGGCTGCTGCGACATATTCCGCATACCGATAACGCGCATAACTATCCCCGGCTTTGATTGACTCATTCACGGATCTATTCCAGAGCGTGTCTAGTTCCTCGCGTGTCATGTCTTGTCCTCCGTGATCGTAAAAGTTGGCGGGTCGCGGTTGGTGTTGTAGCCCTCGACCTGTGGCTTCTGCTCCGCGAGCGCGGCGTCGAGGGCGGCGAGGGCGGCGCGCATCACGCGCACCGGGGCGCAGTCCCGGCATTTTTCCTCGCCGCAATCATCGTCCGACGCATTGACGATTCCACGCAACGAATTTCGGATGTGCAGCCCCACGGCGCGGGGCAGGGTGATGTCGCTCACGGCTTCACCTCCTCTGCTTTGGCGATGGCGGCGCGGGCGCTAGCCCCGGCATCGTAAGCGGCTTCTCGGTGAATCTTGTGAGGGTCTGAGTCCAACAAATGTTTAGGGCATCGTCGGTCTATCCAATTCAACGCCTCCAACAGTTTCGCGTTCACGATGTGCAGGCGGCGCAGTTCGGCGGCGGCTTGCGTATCCGTGTCGCCGTACACCACATCGGATTCCAACGCATCAGCCAACCGCAGGGCTTCGGGTTGTTCGCTCACGGCTTCACCTCCTTGATCGCGTCGATAGCATCCTGCGCGTAGCGGTCAGCCTTCGCTGCATCTGTCGCCCCTAGCGCCCACGCCGCGTCCCACGCCGCGCTCGCCCACAAGCCAAACGGCAGTTCGGGCGCTGCACGATACACAGCCCACGCTGTCTCCGTCGTCCGCTCCCGGCACATCGCCTGCCACGCCTCCGCATATTCCGGCGCAGGCTTGTGCGCCTCCAGCGCTGCCCACATTTCGTCGAGTTTCGTGGTCACGGCTTCACCTCACGCGCCTTGAGCATGGCGTCGGCGCAAGCGTAGGCAATTTCGGCGCATTTGTGGAAAGTCGGCATATCAGGGTCAGCGGTCAACCCCGCCAACGCCTGCCCCGCGAACCAGTCGCGCAGGGTCATGCCGTACCAACCGGGCTGCACATACCCTTCTGGTGTTTTTGTGGACGGAAACGGAAACGCCGGGCCGCCGTCGTTGATCGTGGTCATGTCTTGTGCTCCTCATTGAATCGAAACCACTCGCAGATCTCGTCGATGACCGCCCGCTCGACCGCCGCGATGATCGCCTCATCGGTCGGCTTCGCGTCGTGCTTGTACGCCCGCCGCACCCCGAGCGCGACGCCGGTCTCGACGGCCATCGTCATTACCTTGTAGGCGTCGGGGGTCATGTCACGCTCTCCCGACGCGGCCCAGCACACTCGCCCTTAAACATCGCGTGACACCGCCCGCCGCCGTCGAGGCAGTTCGGGTACGCGCAGCCGGTGCGCTGCGCGGGCGGCGCCGCAGCGGCTTCCTTCAGCGCCGTCACCTGGTCCATGAGCTCGAGGATGCGCCGGAAGTACAGCGCATTCCGCTCAAGCGCGTCCTTGCACTCCCGGCGCCACTCGTCCTGCGTGTGCGAGCGGGCGAGGAAGTCCTTGTCGAGGTCGTCGAGTTCAATCGCCACGGTCCACCTCCGCGATCCGCTTGCCGATCCAGGCCATGCACGGCACGGCCATGCTGTTGCCGAGCGCCTTGTAGCGCGGCCCGTCCGGTGCTTCGTCTTTCTTGCGCCACGGGATGTTCGTGTAGCCGTCAGGGAAGCCTTGCAGCCGCTCGCACTCCACGGGCGTGAGGCGGCGGACTTGCATCACAGTCGCCACCGGCTGCGCAACCCGTGCGCCCTCGTAGCCGCCAGACTGGTGCGAGCGCAAGGTGCCGATCAGTTCCTCGCTCGCGTTCTGCTCGCCGTCGATGCCATACGCCACCGGCTGCGCGACCACATCAACGGCGCGGATGTCCCCGACATCGTGGCAGTTCAGCGTGTTGGCGATGCCGTCCGAGACCCACGTCTCGTGGTCGTCCACAGACTGCGCGCGGCGGGACTTGCGGAAGGGGATGGGCTGCGCGACCGCCACCGCAGGGTAGCCTTGCCCTAACTTGCCGCCGCCAACCTTTAACGCGCCGGCGGTGTCGTTGACCGTAAGCTCTCCGCGCTGGTTTTCGTGGAAGGCGACGGGCTGCGCGACCATGTTGAAGCCATCAGCGCGGTTGTAGTCGTGCGCCGTGGTCTCAAGCGTCGCCGCTACGTCGGATTGGCGACTGCCTGCAAAGCATTGTGCAACGCTAGCG